CTGACATCAAGCTGGAAGAAGCAGCTATTGCACATAGACAAAATCAAATTGATGATGTCGCTCCACAAGTTTCTGTAGCTACTTAATCAAAAGCTACATCGTTGGAAAACACTCTCCACACTACAGGATCTCTTGCACTCTACTAAAAAGTGTTGTATAAAAAGCACACTATACATTAATACAAACAGTAAATATAAACGCGTATAGGCGATATACCCTAGGTAATTATATTTACGTATTCTAGGAGGAATATAATATGGCAAATACTACATTTACAGGAAATGTAAGAGAAAACGGAGACGGCAAAAGAAGTTCAGTTGCTGGCTCTATGGAAGTATGTGCACAATTTCACATCGCTGATTTTCAAACAGCGGGCGTTAGAAGTGCTACAAAATCTTCAACTAACTTAACAGACGTTTTAATACCGGCAAACGCTTTAATATCTAAAGTACAAGTAACTTGCACAAATGCAGGCGCAGCTAATACTTTTGATTTAGGTTTAGTAAACGTTCCATCTTCTGGCGCAGGAGTTTTAGATCCTGATGCTTTAGTAGACGGTGGTGCAACTACTGACGCTGCAATCGGAACATACTTCCCAGGGTTTTCATTCCCAGGTGCAAGTGGTGCAGCTAACAATAAACAAGGCGTATCAGTTGGTGCAATTTTTAGTGCTACAGATCAAGCTAAAATACAAATCACAGGATCAGGTGCTGGTGGCGCAGGTTCTGCTGAAGGTTATATTTGGTATCACGTTATTGATGATGGTGCTGAATCAGCATAATTAATTAATTAAGTGTGGGCTTCGGCCCACACACAATTTAACAGGAGAAAAATATGTCAGGATATACAAGTGACCAACTCGTAGCCCACGCTACAGGCGATGCACAAATGGTACCTACAGGACAAAGAGCTAGAATAACAGGTATTCAAGCTGAAGGTGCTGCAAGTTCTAGTATTGTTTTTAAATCTGGTGGAGCAGCAGGAACTGTAATAGCTACATTTAAATTTGGAGACGAGGGAATAGATTTTTATGTTCCTGGTTCTGGAATTCTATTTGATGATGGAGTTTATTTAGATTTAACTGCAACACCTGGTGTTACTATAACATTTACGTAGGAGTAAATTGTGGCTACAATAACTTACACAGTAACCGTAGCAACGGGGACTACTCAATATGGTACCGGTAATAGATATTATATTAACGGAGAGTTAGCTCCTGTCCTATATTTACAAGAAGGTAATACTTATATTTTTGATCAAGCAGATACTTCTAATAATACTCACCAAATAGCATTTTCTAGAAATCCAAATAATAGTCCCGCATCACCCTATACAACAGGAGTAACTACAACAGGAACTCCAGGAAATGCAGGAGCTTCTACAACTATTAATGTTGCACCAGTTAGAACTACAGGCGCTCCATTATTATTTTATTATTGCACAGTTCATAGTGGTATGGGTAATACTGCACAAACTATTTCACCCACTTCAGAAACTACAGAATTTAATCCTCAAATAGATGATGTTATTGAAGAAGCATTTGAGAGAACAGGTGTAAGAGGAACTAGAACTGGTTATCAATTAAGATCTGCAAGACGTTCTTTAAATATAATGTTTCAAGAATGGGGTAACAGAGGTGTTCATTTATGGAAAGTAAAACTTGCAAAAATTCCATTAGTTCAAGGTCAAGCAGAATATAGTTATGCAAGTGATTCTGCAAATTTTCCAGATGATATTAGCACTGTATTAGAAGCGTATTATAGAAATAATTCTACAACAACAGCACCTCAAGATATTGCATTAACTCAAATTAGTAGATCACAATATAATGCAACACCAAATAAATTAACACAAGGGACACCTTCTCAATTTTATGTAGAAAGAAAAATTAATCCAAGCATATTTTTATATGCTACACCCAATTCAAGTGTATCAAGCACGACTACACCAAGTAGTTTTCAATTTTGTTTTTATTATTTATCTAAAATTCAAGATGTTGGAGCATACAATAATACATCCGATGTAGTTAATAGATTCTATCCTTGTATGATGTCAGGTCTTGCATACTACTTAAGTTTAAAATATTCACCAGATATGAGTCAAGAATTAGAAAGAAGATATGAAAGTGAATTGTTAAGAGCACTTGATGCAGACAATCAAGGAACATCTACTTTCATTTCACCACAAACATTTTATGGAGATGGAGTATAATGGGAGTTTTTGCTAGAGGAAAATATGCACTTGCAATTTCAGATAGATCTGGAATGGCTTTTCCCTATTCTGAAATGGTTAGAGAATGGAATGGTTCATTAGTTCATTATTCAGAATATGAATCCAAACAACCACAACTTGAACCAAAACCAGTTGGTTCTGATCCACAGGCTTTACAAAATCCAAGACCAAAACCTGCATCGGTTGCTAGTTTAATTTTATTAGATCCTAATCCATTTACATCTATTATTTCTGGTGGCACAACTTATGTAAATGTTTATTCAGAAGATCATCAAAGAAAAGCTGGTGACATTGTAAGATTTAGAGGACCACCTGTTGTAACTTCTGCAGGACCCGGTGGTGCAGATGAAGCTGATCAAAGAAATTTACAAGCTTTTATAAATATACCTACCTTTGATAATGTAAGTGATTTAAATAATGCAAATGGTTTTACTATTGCATTAGGTCAAATTGATTCAGCAGGAAATGTTACAGGAGCTACGACAACAGATGCACTAACAACTCCTATAAATTATTTTTATATAACAAGCACTAGTAATGCAACGACAGGTAATGTAAAAGGTGGTTTTAATAACTGTTCAGCAGGACCTGTAACACTTGAGGTAGTAAACGGATAATGGCATACACTTTAGACAATTTAAGAACTGATATTAGAGGATATACTGAAGTTGATAATGGTGCAACTACACCAAAAGTTTTAACGGATTCTGTTTTAAATACTATTATTAAGAATGCTGAAAATAATATTTATAGACAAATAGATACAGATCAAAATGTATTTTATGCAACTTCAAATGCAATTGTAGGAAATAGATACGTAACTATTCCAGCTGATTTAAGAGCAATTAGATACGTTCAGTTTAAAGATCAAGCTGGAAATCAATTTTATTTAGAGCAAAGAGATACTAGTTTTATGGCAGAATATTATTCTACACCTGGAACAGCAGCTGTAGATATACCAAAATACTATGCTAATTGGGATGAAGAATTTTGGGTAGTAGCACCTACTCCTGATAAAACATATAGTATCACTTTAGCGTATAATAAAGAGCCAGTTAGTTTAACAGATGCCACAGTTAGTGGAACTGGAACCTTTTTATCAAATAAATATCAAGATCTTATTCTATATGGATCTCTTGTGAATGCATATGGGTACTTGAAAGGTCCTGCAGATATGTTACAATACTATTCACAAGCTTATGAAAAAGCTTTACTATCGTATGCGATCGAACAACAAGGTCGAAGACGCCGAGACGAATATCAAGATGGAGTTATTCGTACCGTTTTAGAATCCAAAAATCCATCAAGTAATAAATAAATAAGGAGATAAAATATGGCAAATATAATACCGTTCGCATTTAGAGGAGAACTCTTTTCGGGAACACATAATTTTGCAAGTGGTGGGGATTCATTTAAAATAGCATTATACACAACTATATCTGGATATAGCACAGCAAGCACAACTTATCTTACTGCAAATGAAGTAGCAGGATCTGCTCCTGGTTATACAACAGGCGGACAAGTTTTAGGTTCACAAGCTGTTGCTTCAGGCACTGCAGTAGCGTCTGTTGACTTTGCTGATTCCTCACTAGCTAGTGCTACATTTGGTGCAGCAGGAGCAGCTATTTATAATGATGACAAATCAGATAAATTATGTGTTGTATTAGATTTTGGAGGAACAAAAACGGCGACTAATGGTACGTTTACAATTGCTTTCCCTGATCCATCGACACCGGCAAATGCAATTATAAGTATGAGTTAAGGAAAAAATTTATGGCGTTAGTAATAAATGATAGAGTAAAAGTAAATAGTACAACTACTGGTACAGGTGCGTTTGCACTTGGAGCAGCAGTGACTGGCTTTGAAACTTTTGCACAAGGTATTGGAAATAATAATACGACTTACTATTGTATTTTTAATCAAGGAACAACAGAATTTGAAGTTGGTCTGGGTACATTAGACGGATCAAGTGCAAATCTAACTAGAACTACAGTTATCTCCAGTTCTAATTCAGATGCAGCAGTTAATTTTAACTCTGGCACTAAAGATGTATTTTGTACATTACCAGCAAGCAAGTCGGTTTACCTAGACGCAACAGGTAACCCAGTAGGAGCAGCATCTGCTGGCTTTGCATTAGCAATGGCGGTAGCATTATAAATAGGAAAAAAATATGGCACAAGATTTTAGAAACGTACTAGTTAGAACAATTGGAACAGGTGATACTACTTTATTAGCAGCTGGGGATTATGATGCAGTAATAGGTATTAGATGTTGTAATATTTTAACATCAACAATTGCAATTGATGTTAAGATTGCTAAAGGCGGAGCTGATTACTTTTTAGCGAAAGGCGTTAGTATTCCACCAAACTCTGCTATTGAATTAATTCAAGGCGGAGCAAAAATTGTTTTAGCTAATGGTGATACGTTAGAAGCAGTCTCTGATACAGCAAGTAGTTTAGACGTGGTTCTTTCGTACATCGATACAATTAGTTCGTAGGAGGAATTATGACGGCAATAGTAAATGGAATCCAATACATCGGAGGGCAAGCAGCCCCTAACGAATTTATACCTAATCAATCATCTACGGTTGACGGAACACAAACAATTGAAAATGCAGTTTTAGCTGGACCTATTACTATTCCCGCAACTGTAACAGTAACAGGGACTTTGGTAATAGTATAATGTCAAAAATAGAAGTAGATGCAATAGATAAACAAAGTGGTTCAACCTTAACTTTAGGTGGATCAGGCACAGCAGTTACACTTGCGTGCGGCGCTACTCAAACAGGGTTCGGTAGAACAGGGACTGTGGATTGGGATACAACGCCTAAAACTGCAACGTTCAGTGCAGTATCAGGTAATGGATATTTTTGTAATACATCAGGTGGAGCTTTTACAGTTAATTTACCAGCAGGTGTTGCTGGTGCAATAGTATCACTCGCAGATTATGCAGCAACTTGGCAAACAAATAATTTAACCGTTTCACCAAACGGATCAGAAAAAATTGGTTCTGTTAATGCAGACGCATTTTTAAATACAGAAGGTCAATCAGTAACTTTTGTTTATGTTGACGCTACTCAAGGTTGGATTAATACTATGGATTCAACTTCTAATGTAAGAGG